TCTGGATATAATGTACTGACGTTATTGTCATCCTCGAAAGTGACGCTTCCGCTTTGAGGTAAAACCAGCCAGTCGCCGGTATCGTAAGAATCGCCAAACAGTTGACTATCAAATAAACCATCTTGACGAATACCCTCTCTTGTTGCTACAATAACTGCGTTGCCCGGAGTAAAACTTCTTGTTACTGCAACGGCAAACGGATGTCCGGGTGTATCTATTTCAAATCGATAAGTCTGTCCGCGATACAATCGCAGACTTGGATTTCTAGTTTTCTTTCCGTTAAACACATAGGCAAAATCACCGTCTGCTTCTTCAACAGTAACAGTGAATGTGCTAGTAATTTCTCTGGCCTGTCCTTGAACCGGTACACTCAGCGGTCCGTCTGGCATCCAATAATATTCTCTGAAGTTTACAAATTTGTCCCAGTCAATGTTTGGATTCCAAGGATAACTTTCTTGTTGATTTAACTTGTCGTGGTTACTGGTATCCACATTAAAATAATTTAACGTGTTAATATAATCATTGTAATCTTTGTAAAATGTAACATTGTCAAACTCGTCTTTGATAACCATGGCAGGTTCGAATTGATAGTCTAACCTGTCTTTACTTACATCACCAATATAAGAATCGCTAACTTTGTATCCCTTTGCGATAGCTCTGCCAAAATACCCACTGAGCTTTTCTGCAAGACCGGGCTGAGTAAGTTGGTCTACAGTAGCTTGCAGGAATTTTAAGTTAGCTTCAGACCTAAAAAATCTAGGAAGGAAACGTGCACTGTTGCGACTGTTATCTCCCGGAGTAGGTAAGCCAAATTCATTCTGCTCATTAGATGCCATGTATTTTTTATCCTTATGCCTGTAAACCTGCTATTGGCAGTTCAATTGAAACTTGTTGTTCGTTAAGAGTCAACTTAAACACCGTAGGACGATCAGAAGTTATAGTGTCGCTGATTTGGAATCCTGCTTGAGCCGTGCTGTTTTGTACTATAAATTGTCCTGTCAGTGATGCACCATTTATGTCAAAAGTATCTAAACCAGATATGTTGAAAGGAATAACTGTTCCGTCCGAAATATCTGTTGTGGTTAATTCAATCACAAACGAATCACTTTCTTCTATCACAAATGGTCCTGTGTTATCTGCTTGTATAGGAGTATTATTGACCTGAACTACTCTTAAAGTGTAAGTTGGATCAATGGGAGCAGTATTACCAATTACATTTTCAAATGGATCTGTGTTGTCAGTTAAATCTATTTCTTCTAAAGCTGTTGGCGGATTTAATGTTCCAGCAGTGTTTCCAGTTGCAAGCACAGATCCGGATGTGGTGCTAGGCAATGTTGTTGGATCGGTTGGAGTCCGCGTCTGAATTCCGGTTGCTCCAGAAGATATACTGGTAACAACTTTTCCATTGCTTTGTAAATTACTTGCAGTGTGTTCACTGATAATTTCAATATCGTTTACCGTTGCACCACTTACAAATATTTCATCATTTTCGGATTTAATTTCAAACATGCTACCAAACGCCTGATCGGCTCTTTTTGGCACAATTATAAAACTTACTAAGTCCGGGCTGAGATTATTCATTACGTAAGTTGCTAACTCTTGAAAGTAAAAAGTTTCTCCAAATTCCCAATTTTCTATAGAAAAATATCGATTTATTAGGTCAATAATGCTTGCTTTCAGTTCGTTATTGTTTACAGACATTTCAGTGTTTTTTACAATCTTAAAAGTTACTTGTAAATCTCTTTCTGCTTTGGTTCCGAATAATATTTTGTATTTTACTGGGTGATAAACAATTTCATCACTGATACTTTTTATTTTGTTAATAGCATTTCCATAAGACCTAAATAATTCGTCAGTGCTGGGAGGAAGTGGCTTACTGTCAATATCTCCTTTCAAATACCTTCTCATTTCAATATCGTAACTTCTAGTTAACAGATAAGTGTCAAGGATATTGCTTCTAGCAGGATCTATTCTGTAATTTTGATCTGCTACATGCACATATTCAAATTTTAATTTGTCTCTGCCTACAAATGCACGATAATCTGTAGTAACCGTCATATTATTTTGTTCCGTGTTCAATACTTTAAACAAATCGAAATCTACAAAATAAAATACTTGGCCGTTAATTTCGTTGCTAGGTTGTATCGGAGAACTTTCATTTTGTAGGACTTTAATAAGATTGTTTGCATTGGACACATATCTATAGTCTTCTACTCCGTCAGCACTTGAGTATTTTTCTTGAAATATAAATCTTTGTTGCACAGGAGCAAATTCGTTCACTACGTCCTTAAAAATATCCGGATTATCTGCAATTCCGTCATCGTCTTTATCAAAGAAACTGAGCTGTGTTTTTCTAGTGTCATTGTATCCGCCGGCATCTTTATATGCGTCTGAGATACTCCAAACAAAATCCTTGTTGAATGGCTGAGGAGAATTAGGTCTAGAATTAATGCTTAAGATTGTAATGCTGTCTTTCTGTGTTTGTCCTGTCTTAGGATCGTATATTTTATCTGCGTTGTCAAAAAAGAATTTTACTTCATCTGCGCTTTCGAATACATACCGAAGTGCTCTGTATGTAACTGTGTATTTAGATCCGTCTGTTTGAAAATAAAATAACCAGCTGGTGTCTAGGTTTTCTCCTATGTTGCTGCCTTCGGTCTGTAAAGAAAATCCACTAAAGGTGTTTATGTTTTCAGCTGTGATAATCTTCCACTGTCTTTCAGACTGGCTGTATCTTAATCCAAAATCTCTAAAAGAAAACGCTCTGTCAATTATTTGGCGCTTGGTATCTGCTCCTATGTTACGGATATATCTAGGTAGGATTTCTACAATCACGGAGCCTTCTGGAATAACGTCATTAAATGTAATTGCACCAAAGCCGTCTTCGTCTATGTTTGTTCCGTCGCCGTCTACAGTTTGAACCACTGCCCATCGATACAAGCTGGACCCGGTTGCATTTGAATCTGTAGAAAGCGTGTCATTTTCCAGAAAATACTGTTGGATTACGTCGCCGTCTGCATTTGTTGTTTGCGGAGCTTTGAATTTCACAAGAGCTCCTGTTTCAAAATATTGAAGATTATTATCAGCAAATGTTCCAACAGGATAAAATTGTGCATCTGGAATAGGAACACCAGATGCACTGTTAAACAATTGAGAACTATTTAAAACTTCTTGCAGGTATCCAGTGCTTCGGTTAGTGCTACTTGTAGTCTGGCGCCATACAGCATTTAATTCAGATACATTTTGTCTAGAAAAGTTTTGTTGATAAAAAGCCTTTACTTTGTTGTCGTTAATCAAAGGCTCTAGTTGTGTGTAAATAATTCCTTCAATGTCTGCTTGAGTTGAAAAATCAAAGTTGAATTTGTCAGTGTATTCCTGTTTATACAACACACCGTCGCTGGCATACAGTTTGGTCTTTGAATACTTTCCTGTAGGATCTCTTAGATCGAGATATTTGCTTATGCCGCTGCTTATTCTATTAACAGTCTTTGTTTTGATAATGTCTTGATCGATACCAAGAGGACCAATATTGTAATCCTCTGCGGTTACTAATCTGTTTTGTGTATAGTAAGTTGACGGCGCATCTGCTTTGATATCTGTGTTCGATTCACTAGGTCTGGAATTGTTAACTGTTGTTTTGAGACTGAGCCCTATTGTTAATACTTCCTGTCTGTTTGATCTGCTGATATATGGTATCTCTATGGTTATACCTGTAACTGCACTAGGCGATATGATCATATTTCTATTATCACTGGTTCTATAATAGATGCGGAAGTTTCCAGAAGGTAGATTGCCAAATACGCCGTCGGAAAAAACTAGGTTAATTCTATCGTTTGTTCTAGTCGAAACAGAATACACATTCTTTGTGTCTTTGAATATGCTGTTGTAAATTATGTTGTTTCCTTCAACGGAGTCTAACTTAGTCCAAAGGGTAGTTTCAAATCCATTAGAATCAGTGCGATATACCCATATATCCGAGTTATTGATGTTTTCGTCATCAATACCAACAATTTGATTAGGAATAGGATTGTCAACTGTGAAATTAGAACTTTCTAAAGTTCCCTGGCGGAAATGCATAAAGAAGCCTGTATTTGAACTACCGGCTCCTTGTCCGTCGTCTCTGTATAGAAAACTGGGACTATTGCCAGGAAGTGGAGCTTCTTCCGATATTGTGTCTCCGCTAAGGGCTGTACTAACCACTTCAAATCTTGTCGTTAGTCCTTCAATCTGTTTGTTAAATCCATAAGCAGGAATATCAGTGTTAAGGGCATTAAACCTATATTGCTCTGTGCCGATACCTTGTATGTTAGCTGTTTTAACCGGAGTGCCTACGCCGCCTCCTTGAGGAAGAGCAGCATTTAAAATTTTAATAAACTGTTCAAAATAATTAGGGTTAGCTCTGTCATTCCAAGTAACTGTGGTACCTGCTAAATCAGATCCTGTGCTGTCTTTTATGGATTCAGTTGTTGTCACAGTATCAAACTTTAACAGTCCATTTGCAGGCTTGTTTCTGCTAGGATTATAAGAAATAAGTTTTGCCAGTCTGAGCACACTTTCTCTGCGCTCTGCTGTTTCAAGGAAATTTTCTCTGGCATTTAGATCTATTCTGAAGCTGAGGTTTTGTCCGAGAAATGCGATAAGGTCTATGAGTGCAAGATACTCGGAGCTTTCGATGTAGTCGTTAAAGTCTTCAGGATAATTCTGTCTAAGATAGTTTATCATTGTTCTGCGGAGATTGTCAAAATCATAGCTTTGGAAGTCCGCATTTCTGAAACTTTGATAAATTTTCTTCCAATCCTCAGTTACTAGCAACCTTGACTGTCTATCAGTAGACGACATAGAGATATTCCTTATAATATAAGATATTTATCAGTAAAAATTAAACTAGCATTTAATCTAATGCGGCTGCTTGATCGAATCTGAATTGAAGCTGTTCTGATATGTTAAAAGGCAGGTATGACAGAAAACAAACGACTTCTATGCCATTTTCATAACTGTCGACTAAAATTTGATCAACTTGTGCTCTTGGATCGTAGTTGCAGATTTCAGTGACATTTTCTAATATAGCATCTCTCACAGAATCTGTAAACGGTTCATACAACATATCCCAAATAATTGTTCCAAACTCAGGATCGCTTAGTTTTTCACCCTGACGGATATGGAAGTGATTGATTATGTTTTGTTTGATAAGCTCGAAATCATATAACGCAAACTGTTTTGCATTATCGTTAAGGGTTGAAAAGCCTCTATACGAAGTGCTGGGCCGAGGCTTTTGCGGCTTTCCTGGAACAACTATTCTTTTGTATAGATTTTTTTCTAATGAACTCATAACTCTATTTACCTATGATAGACTGCTCTTTAAAGGCGTTGTTTGTTGAGCAAGTCCTTTGCGCAAGGCACGTTCAAATTCTCTGGTGCTTAACCACACAATGCCGCCGCCTCTGTCAGATCCCACAATATCAAGGTGCATTACATAAGGACCCATATAAGAAGGACTTGATCCGCCTGCTCGGCCGCCATTTTTCATAAACAATTCCACAAACTTATTGAATATAGGATTGTTGCTGGGAATTTGAACTTCATCTCTGGTAAGATATAAATCGCAGGCAGCGCCGCCGTCGTGCCTGGTAGACCCTGTTCTAACAGCTTTGCCACCCACATACCATTTCTTAGAATTCTGCGCTTTATATCCGCCACGTGCAATACATTCATCATAAGGCATTTGTCCGCCACTGGTAATATGAACAACCACGTCTAATTCTTTTGCAACCTTAACCAGAAGATTTTCTAATGCTGGCTCCAGTGCTAGATTTCTGGTGGCTGTTTTATTTTCGTATTTTAACTCAGGTTTATCGACTCCCTGTTCACCAAAGTCGGTTGCACCAGTGACTTCCGATTCGTTTTTCAATCTAGGATCAAGCTGACCTTCACCTATACCTGCTGAATCATCGAAACTGTCTGAGTTACGATAATCCGATCCGCTTCCGTCGCCATCTTCCGGAACGTTTTGCGAACTTAAATTACCGCCGGTGCCCATTATTCGTATAGTGGATTCTCCCACTGTTTTGTTCTTTAAGAATGTGTCAGGTGATTGGAATCTATCGGCGGTTACAAGGGCGCCTGTTGCTTCTCTGTCAGTTTGATCTCTCTTAAATTGAAGCGGGTTTAAGTTTTCATGATGTGGCCAAGGTTCGTGCTGAGGTGCTCTGGCAAGAATGCTGGGATATGGTATAGGTTGATCCACACCTGGCATTATATATGGCAATGTGATTGTGGGTAACGGCTTAACCGGTTCGGCATCTGACTTTGGATCTTCTGCTTGCACAGCATATTTTGCCGGTTCAGCATCTGTTGCTAATGTGGCTAATAGTGCGGTATCAGACTTATTGCTATTCCAATGTATCTGTGCCGCGTCACCGGCAATCAAATTTATTGCCTGTAAATCAATGGTGTCACCTGCAGCATTTCTTATGTCAACTGCCGCGGTGTTATGTATTCCCAGCGTAAGTGCTTCTGTAAAGATGCCGCCTTCTGCAATGTGGTGCATGTTACCTGTTTTAGTGCGTGTGTAGGAATTGGTTTCTGCTATGGAATGTATTTCGCCTGTGATTGTCTTTGTGTATATGTTATCACCTGCAATGTTGTGAATGTCGGTACCTGCATTTGTGTTTATGCTTTCTCCGGCACGCACATGCATTTTACCTTCCACATGATCAAAGCTGTTTCCTGCAACAATAGTGTGTAAACTTCCATCGCTGGTAATAAACACACTTCCGCCGGCGGTGGAATGCATACTGCTACCGCTTTCTAAATCTTCTTCGACACTCTTGAAATCACTCCAACGAGCACTGGCTTTTATGTTTACGTTTCTACCAGCATCCACATTGAAATCTCGTTCTGCTGTGAAGTTTATATCATTGTCACTCATAACAGAAATACTGTCTTGTGCATGAATATCTATTTTACCATCTGACGTTAATTCAATCCATGCGGTGCCACGTGAATTTCCTATGTAGATTAAATCTTCTGAGTTGTGTAAAAGTATCTGATGTCCTGTGCGTGTGCGAATTCTGGTTAATTCATTTTGGGGGATTGTTTCGTCTCCGCCGCCTTCATTTCTAATTCGGTTGACATAGATAGGAGGTCCGTCTTCTGCATGGGTGGCCCGAATAAATTTTTCGTCGCCGTCATCCATAACAATGCTAGAGCCACCTAATCTATTGTAAGGAATATCAACACCGTCTTCTGCACTTCCGTATTTTGCTTTAGGGGAGCCTCTTCGTTTGTCAAGCGGTCCAGGTGTGCTCATGCCGAATACCATGCTGGGCACTTCTCTTCTTGAGCTGGTTGTTGTGGTTCCGCGAGCTTCGTCGTCTAGCAATCCCTGAGTCTGAAGAACGCCGGTAAAATCTTTGTTGTAGGGTTTGTCAAAGAAATTAGGATCTATTTTTCCGCCATCTTCTAATTTTTTATTGTATTCGCCTACAGGTAATTTTTTACCTTGTAACTCCGTAGGTGTTTCCGCAGTGGTTGCCGCTGTGCTTGCCCTGCCATCTGGAACCATGAAATTCATGTTGTTGTCTTGGATGCAACCTATCCAGTATCCGTATGCAGGATTGCCTTCAGCAAATATCACCAAAACCCGTGTGCCAAAATCCGGTGGCACAGCCCAGAAGCCATAGCTCTTTTGAGTATTTTCATAACCGTCGTTTTCTTTAAGTCCGCTAGCAGGTGTGACTCCATAAAACGGTGATAGATATTTGACTACTATGAGTTGTCCACTTCTTTCAGGCGAATTAGCAGCACTGTTGCGCCTTAGGATTTCAACTTCTAGGTTTCCTTGCATGTAAGGATCAAGATGATTTACTATCATCGCCTCGTAAGGTCCGCTTCCTCTTATAGATGCATCTTTTACTGTGGTTCTAGAATAACTATACACTTCTTATCGCTCCGCTTCCGTTGCCCACGAATTCAAATCCTGCTTTGTTTAAAACTACGTTACCCTCACTGTCATATTCAATTTCGCTGTCTAGTGGCTTTAAACCTAAAATATCGCCGGTGTTAATATCTATGATGTTTCCTTGATTGTCGTCGCCTAAATATTCTTGTGCTAGCAGTTCATTGTACGGACTGTCTGACACAGAATCTATTTCATTTAGCAAACTATCATCTATATCAAGAGGATCGCTAGGAGCAGGTAAACTTCTTCCTGTGGGCAACGGTTTGTCGCTTACTCCTCTAAGTCCGCCATCGCTGCTTTGCACAACATTAGTGGTTGAATTTGAGATTTCGACTGGATCAGTTCTTTGCAATTCGTCAAGCCAAGAATCGCTTAATGCTTGGATCTTTTCAAGCTGAGACCGACCTTTGGTTTTTAATTGACTATCTGCGGTAGTATATGGATCAAAGCTGTACATAGTGTTGAATAAATTTCTAAGGCTTTTTAAATTTGTATTTGCGCTCTGGGCTTTGTAAAAGTCAGCTGTTATCTTTGCTGATGTGGTTGGGTCGAAAGCAAGCTCAGGATTATTGACTAGATCTATGTCCAATCTGTTTCCAACTTCTACATAATTGTCACGACCGGTTAATTGAATAAATCCTCGTCCTTGGTATTCGCTTCCGCCAACATCCGCCAGTACTTCGTCGTAAAATGCTGTTGGATCTTGTTTGATGTTTGTTAATTCTGTATCAGAAATATCAGCAATCCTTGATCCATATTCACTGCGTATTTCACTCACAGTTGAATTATTAAAAACCTGCACTGTGCGCGAGCTTAAACGACTTTTGGTTTCCACAACGGCTAACACATTTGCCTGTTCTTGCTTGTCGGTGATTCCCTGTTTGGTCAGTTCTTTTATGATTTTATTAGCGGCCTGTTTCTTTTCTTGAACAGTGGTAACGATCAGCTCATTGGTTTCAAAATCAACCAGCGTATTGTTCTGCGGCACATCCTGGGTCGCAACAGGATTGTACTCCGGTGCCACTCCGGCATCAAAGAGGGGGTCGTTTCCTTTAACGGTATAAGACGGATTGTCTAAGGTAGGTTCTGTTTCGTTTATGCCAATATCTTTGACTTTTTTTCCTGTGCGAAAATCATATCTGTCGTCATGCGGATCAATGCTTTCATAGCTGAACACCGACTCTGGTAGAGGAAGGTTTACTTTTTCATTTGGATTTGTGTTAACCCTGCGTCCTCCAGTTACTCGGTTTCCTCCTGTTGTTGCAACTTCTGTGGTGCGTTTATAGGTTTTTCCGCTAGGAGGTGATACTGCATTTTCGCCGGTTGAAGTGATATCTATTTTGTATATCTTTCCAGGACCCGATTTCCTTAAATCGCTTAGACTTTGCATAAATGCCTTGAGGTTATGACCTTCTGTGAATATAAAATTACCTGTGTAAAAGCTTTGTCCTGCAAGAAGGTTTTGTGCGGGAACTCCTTGCTTTATTTCATTGGCTTGAATGGCTCTAGGAACAGGCACACTGTCAAACTCCATCGCCAATTGTATACAGAAATCTGAATCTGGAAATTTACCTGCTTTCCACTCTTTGTACTTTCGCACCTGTTCTAATCTTGCAATCATAAGAGCATCTTGTATTTCTTCAGAAAATCTAGTGTTTTTAGGATCTAGTTTAAGATAGTTATATGCCATTTTCATTGCAGTTTTGATAAGTTGATATTTTCCTGCCGCAGAACTTTCTCTGAGTCTACCGTTTCTGCGCAGTAGTTTTGCTTGGAAATATTGAACCTGCGTTAATGACCATTCTGTCAATCTAGGTTCTGTCTGCCTTAGATAATAGGAAGAATATGTGTATCCCTTTTCATTAGATTTTGTTACCATATCCAGCAGTGTTTTATCCTGCTGTGTTATTGTAATAGCTCGATTTCCGTCTTCGGTGATACCGGTTGTTGGATCGGGCATTCTTTGCTCTACCCTTTTTAGTATATCACCAGTAGTGCTTTCTGTTTTACAAACTTCTGTGCTTTTAAAACCGTTAATACGAACAGCATTATGATCGCCTACTACTATTGCATCAGGATTAGAATTTCTAATGCTGGATGCACTAGACGCTGTCAAATGCCATGGCTCAGGATCACTGTAAGTTCCTTCGGTGACTGTTGCGCCGGCTGCTTCCGCGGCTGATTTTACAGAGTCATATTGTGCTTTGAAATTTTCATTCGGATTTGAAGGATTTCTTGAAGCAAGCACTTCCTCACTTTTATTGGGAGGAACAACTATAACAGTTTCGTAGCCGCGTGCTTTAACACTGTTGATAATTGCAGTTACATTTCGTTCAGTCACAGACACAGTGTCAGGACTGTCGTTGGTTCCTAAAGCTATAATTACTGTGGTTGACATTATGCTCCGCCTATCTGCGTCTGTTCATTAAACTGTTGCTGTGTAGCTTCTCGCCTAACACGTTCAGCTTCTTGTTTGCGGGCCTCTACTTCGGCGCTTCCGTCGCCACGGCCACCGCCTGGAAGTTGTTCTTTACGCAACTCTCGCAGTGCCGCATCTTCGTAAAAATTACTTTCTTTAGAAGTAGTAGCTCCTGCGGTTCCAGTTTCTTTATCGGTTTGTCTTGGACGTCTTACTAATTTAAGTTCTTGTGTAAATTTGCCGTTACTAAACGAATTAGTCACAGCCAATACTTGAAAGAACCCGCTAAAAGGTCTTACTAATTCTGGAAAATCCATTACAAAGTGACCCGGTTTGTTAGGATAGTCTAAAGGTGTTAAAAAGTTAATATTACAGGTAACTTCGTGATAGGTGTAATCCACACTGCCACCTTGTGTGGCATTAATGCCTGCACTTTCTTCACGATGATTTCCGTTATCTAAAGGTATGTAAAAAGGATCTCCCCAAATTTGCATCTGTGCAGTGATCATGTCCACTTCTGAATTAATCAGTCTATCATGAAACTGTTCTGCTATTCTTCTCTTTACTTCGTTTTCTGGGCTGCTCGGTGACCCTTTTGGAAGAATTCTATCCAACCTGGGAGTTAGGTAAACGCTAGCACCTTGTTCTTTATTTGTTTCACTTTTGGTGGTGGACAGACTTTGCTCTTCTTTTGGATCTGTGCCTTTTGTGCTGTTTGCTGGGCCAGTGTTGCCTTGATTTAAGTCGCCCATCACTGACTGGAAAAATGCGTTGTTGAAGTTTATGTTGAAGTCTAAAATATCTTCATTTTTTCCAGTATAAATGTAATCGTATTCTTTCAATGCAATTGCTTTTAGATTGTCAGTGTTCTTTGGCGCTTCTTTGGGAGAAAGGAATTTTGCTTCGTCTACATAATACGGAATCACAATATACACATAGGTCATTCTCGGTCTGCCTATGCTGGCTTCTGTTTCTTCGTCTGTTTCAATAAAAGTCATGGTTTCTATTTTGAACCATTTCTTCTTGCCGTCGTCTCTTTCTTCCTCTGGGGCTTCTAATCCGTACTTGCTGGTAAGCACAACGTCTTCGATTATTTCTGTGACCTTTGTGCCTTGCTTGTATTCAAACAATCTGCTCTTTTGTGGAACACCTGCTGCAGGTGCATCGGGCTTATCTGTTTGTGTTTGTTCGTCTAATCGTTTTCTCTTGTCAGGGTGTTTGGCTTTTGCATCGCTGTTGGTGTTTTCTACCAATTCACTTAGACCGATTTCATTTACATTATTAGTGTTGCTGGTCCAGGCTTTGAGAAATTTATAAATTTTAGGAGGTGCACTGTTAATTGTGTTTTTTGTAACCACTGCGGTCCTACGATCACCGCTGGCAACAGCTTCATTGACTCCTAACCGTATTCTTTCATCTTCAGTTTGTTCTACAACTTGTAATTCTTCTTGAGACACACCTTGCCCTTCTAGTGCTTTTACTAAACTGGTTTTGTCTTTGGGGAAAACAATTATGGTTCTATCGTATCCTGCGATTCTCTTTTGATCCTCTAGGATTTCAACATGTGTGTTAATGTTTCTAGCTATGCTGTGTTCTGCATTTTCAAGAACTTGATGCACTCTTATTCCCACACTGCTGATATCTGTTTTAATTTCATTAACTAGATCTGAATGCGGGACGTCGCTATATGCAACGGCTGACACAGCATATGTGCTTCCTGACCCTGATATTTCAAATTCAATGTTGTTTATTATAATTGGAAAGAATCGTGGTTTAATTTTAGCACTGTCACCAACAGCATTGCCATTATGATCGTAACCAACAAAGTCGATTCTCAAACAGAACGGAACCCTTGAAAAATTACTGTATCCTAATTCTTCAGATGCCAGTTTAAGTGCCTCTAAAAACTTGCCCATGCTGTACGGCTCAATAATTTGAAAAGACACATTGGTTCCTACTCCCACTCCGGTATTTTGACTGGGAGCAATTACAACATCTATTTCTAACTCTTCAAGAAAGTATTCTGCATCGCCGCCTAATGCTGCTTCTTCTATGGTTTGAACCCTTTTCTCTAATTGTCCGCCTGCACTTTTAGCAACAATCTGTGTAAATCCTTGCTTTTCTAATGTGCTAGGAAAATTAAACTCTTTGGCATTTAAAATACCCAGCGTTATGATATAATTATAGCTGTTGTATTTTCTCAGCTGGTTTCCAAATTTAACGCTGCCGTCTCTGCCGGACTTCTTGGGCTGGCCGCTAGCAGTTAATGCCGACTGCTGCTTGTTATCTGATCCTTTTGTAAGGGTGTCGAGTTCTTGCTCAGTTTGTGCTTCTATTTCTCGTATTTTGCTGCGGGCCTCGTCAAATTCTCCGCCTGTGAGTGTCTGAATTTCACGATTATTGTATGTTTTAACTTTACTGCTGTCTAAGTCGTTATTGCTGGTAAGACTTTTACCTAAAACATTAAGATTATCTACAGGATTTTCTGAAGTTGTTGCGCCTGCTTGCACCAGTGCGGCATTTTTACTTCCAATAACATTTTGGATTCTTGGATCACTTAGAGGGCCGTCAGCTTGATTAAATTCTGGGTTTTGTCCTGTGAACTCTGTGTTATAATTTCTTTGTATTTGTCCCGGAGCAGATTGTGCACTTGAGCCTAAAACTCCTAGCTCTTTTGCTATACCAGCACCCAGTTTAATTGCACGCACATCTTTGCCGGTTGCTTTGCCTACCGCACCGATTGGATCTGCTATTGCTCTGCTTAGATCTCTTGTGATTTCTGAAAAAGGTTTAGTGATATTGTTAACACTTGTGCTTAACTGTCTTCTTTCGGGATACGTAAGCTGGCGAATCTTTTGGGTTGCACTCACAGGATCTAATTTTCCAGTTAGTATACCTGTAAGTGTGCCAACTGCTCCGGATCTTTTGGTAATCTGATTTAGACCGGTTGAATTGTTTGCGGCGGCATACCCGACTGCAATGGCAGCACCTAAATTAGGATCTACTTTTGCCATTGTGTCATTTATTAACTTTTGCAATCTATTTCTATTTGGATCAAGCGCACTTGACAACGGTGATGCAAATTGCGTGTTGATGTCTTCTAGGCTTGTAGGAATTAATGAGAGATTACTGCTTAAACTGCTGTTAGCTCCACGGGTTTTTCCATTTTGTTCTCTTCTAGGATCATATTGGATTTCGTCTGAATCATCTGAGGGTTTACCCCTAGCAGAACTTAGGGTTGAGCCTGTGGTTTTTATGACTCCAGAATTACCTGAGGTGCTTTGATTTATGTCTTGAGTAAGCTTATCTGAACTGTTTCTGTATCTTTCATCATAGTTAGGAAAATTTGTTACTACTCTGGTGTCTGATCTAGTAGACGTTCTTTCGTTGCGGGGTTCCGTTGGTAACATGTCTGTTACTTCTGTTACACTTTTGGTAACAGTTCTTACAGAACTGAATCGTCCTGCTGTGTTGTAACCCGCATTTCTAGCCAATGACTCGGCAGTGTTTATCCAGTCATTTATCAAATCGCTGGAATTTGTTTTGCCGTAATTTCTTCTTACAGGTAAATCTTTGGCCATATTAGAATCCTAATCTTTTTCTGAGATTCTGTTCTTGCGGGAGGTAGATTCTTGTGCCTGCTACGAAATCGAACACAGGATCTTTTAGCACATCCATGTTCCTTTGGGCAAATACCCACCAAAGATCTTTGGTTCCGTACAGATCAAATGCAAGAAGATCGGGTCTATAAGAATATTGGGGTAAAATTGTAAATTCGATGTCAGTGGAAGAAGCAGGCACAGCCTGAGGTTGAAAAATCCCTAAATATCCTTCAGTTGTTATATCTGTATTAGAATACAGTCTTAAATTTGCCATTAAACGAATCCTTCATTGCCGCCAATGAAATCACCGCGGGCATACTTTTGTAAATCAAAGTTTGCAACACTGGTTCTTGCGTAGTTCGGTACACAATTCACCGTGATCAAGCTTTCAACAGGCACATAGTTTGTTTCACCATCTACATTACAGGGAATGTAATCAATATCCTGAGGAAGATCTGATGTAAAGTTAGTGATCAATACAGGAATATTATTTAAAACGTGTTTACCGTACCCGTTCAGCCTTGATATAGGTGGTGGCTTTCCTACATTACTGCCATTTCCATAAAACATCTTTGTCATTGTTCTTAAAAAATGCACAGCCGCAATCCAGTATGCTGCATCTGCTGCATTTTCAGCCACAAAGCTTCCAGAAATTGTATATTGATCAACTTGACTGTTTTGATAAGCATGAAAAGGATAATTAGTATGGGTAGGCTGGATTGTATCATAATTAGCACTGTGCCCAAATATAATTGTAGGATTAAAAGGAAAAATCATCTTGTTACCTGTAAGCCTTAAAGGACTTAGTATATTTCCTTCATTGATTTCCGTAGGAACACGCAAACTTACTCGCCAATCAACGGCTCGGGTATCATAGACATTTCCTACAGGAGGCTTCTCTACTGCTGGTGTAGGATTGCTTGTTGGAGCATTGGCTCCAGATGGTATACCGTCATTTTTCAATGCCTGTGCTCGTGCAGGGCCTCTTATATATTCGGCACCTGCATTAAATTGTTCTTTTGCTGATCCATCAATATTTTGCACTGCATTTAGTTCAGCTTTGTTGCGCTCGATATAGGCATCTATATTTTGTTCATTGGTGGCCATGAGATTTCCTTTATTATGATGTATTTAGTTGACAAAATTAACAGAGTATATTATTATAGTAACTTAGGAGAATAATAATTATATGAGAAAAAAGAATTATCTTA